GGCATTTCTTTAACACCAGAATCTCTTAGATTCGCAAAACGATTGCGACCATTACAAAAATCTATATTACCATTAGTATCTAAATATATATATGGTGGAACAGATACTTTTAATTCAATTAAATCTTTTTTTGAATTTAATAGTTTTTGTTTGGAATTATAGGATTTTATAGTATCAAATTTACCAATATAATCCTTTGTTCTTTTCCAACTATTATCTATTTTATTAGTATTAATAATTACTAATTTACATTTTTTCGGCAAATCTTTATAATTTGACATAGTTATAATGGTTTGTGTAATTTTATCAGGTGGTATCATTTCATTTAATACATTTGTATCCATTTAGATTTACATAATTAAAAAAGTAAATAAAGTAATTCAATTTTTTTATTATAATAAATCGGCGGTTGAAATGGAAAAAGGTGTAAAACGTATAAATAGTATAAATAGTATAAATAGTATAAATAGTATAAATAATATAATTATATATTTTATGTATGAAGAAGGTATATCTTTAGGGTGGAATTGTGATAGCGCAATAAATGGTGTATCTATGGGTTTAAGAAAAACAAAACAAAATGGATATAAAACTTGTCCATTTGACGAAATGATTACAAACTATAAGGGAATAATTGACTGCATTAAGGACGATTTTGAATATTTATGTGATAAAAATTATTTAGAGTTAATCAAAATATCAAAAGAATCAAAATGGTTAAATACAAATGGAGATGGAGATACTTTAATTTATAATAAAAAATATAAATTTATATTTAATCACGAGTCACCTGGACACGCTAATTTGTTTGTTAATCAACAATGGACAAAAGGCATTAATCATTATATCATGAATGACTATGAAGAATTTATTAATAGATATAAAAGAAGGATAACAAATATTAAAGAATTGTTAAATAGTGGAAAAAATATAACATTTATATTAACGAGACCTAATACAGAATTGAAACATATATATGAATTGCAAACAGTTTTAATAAATAGATATCCACTTCTTAATTTTAAATTTGTATTATTAGATTTTGACAAATATATATATTATGACCATTTACTATTAATGAAAATTGATGAAAATGATGATGAAATAAAAAGATTGTGTATATAAACCTTTTCTCAAATGATAAAATTTTTAAACGGTTCAAAAACGCGTATTTATATTCATTAATTTTAATAAATATAAAATATACAATATAAAAACAAAAATGACCGAACAATTGATTTCAGATATAACTTTAGAATATATGATGAATAAAGAACAATATGCTAAATATATCGGTGGAAAAAATAATATACATAAAAAAGATTCTAGTAGAAAAGATAAGAAATTTTATAGAAAAAGAATTATAGATTTGACAAAAAAATTATTGAATAACGAAAAACCAGAAACGATGTTTCCTGATGTAACTTCTGCGTTTGAATATTATAGCAAAATATGCGTTGAATATTTTAAAGTTTTAGACAAAACAGATATAATACAAGAAGATTACACTGATTTATCATCAAACTCTGTGAATGAAATAAAAAATGATTTTTTATCTGAATCATCTATAGACGCTGATAATTTAATGATGCGTTCTATTAAAATACAAGAACCAAATGCGTTAGAAAAACTTGTTAAAAGAAAATCTACAAAAATGAAAAAACAAACTATTCTTCCTTTACAAAAAAATATAAATTTGAAAGATCCCAATTTAAAAAATAAAGGAATTTGTAAAAAGAATAATATTGATAATAAATATGAGCAAATCTCACAAAAAACATACGAAAAAAACGATGAAAAAATACCAACACCATAAAAAAAAACATGATTCTAGTTATAATATAACTACTAGAAGAAACCACATATTTAGAGAAAAAATGAGAAAACAGTTAAATACAGTCAAACTCAGATGTAGTCCAAAAACAGCAAAAAAAGGATATACTTGTCTAGAAGATGAAACTCTTTATAAATTGAAAGAATTATGGAATGCACGTCATCCAGAATCAAAAATAGAAGTGAATGATTCAAAAGATATTTGGAGTGAACTTAATAATAAATTAAAGGGCGTTTGTAATAAAGAATCTTGTTGGTTAAAACAAAAGTTTGTAGATGGAAAATTAAATAAAGAACTGACCGATTCTTTTGCACCGGTCTCACCCAAAGAATGGAGTAAAAATCCTAATGAATGGCTATCAAGCGTTGATATAATAGAAGTTATGAAACAATACGAAAAAACTTATAAATGTTTTGATTTTATAGGTCCCTCACCTATTGATTTTGATACACACAAATTATATGGAGAATGTGTCTGGGAAGAATTATGTCATTTCAATATTGAACAAGAGATTAAAAATGGTAGGTTCAAAATTGGAATTATATTTAATTTAGACCCACATTATAAAGGAGGATCACACTGGGTGTCTATGTTTATCAATATTAAAAAAGGTGAAATATTCTTTTTTGATAGTGCTGGAGATAAAGCACCAAGACAAGTTATGAAATTAGTGAAACGTATTATTAAACAAGGAAAACAATTAAAAGTGCCAATTAATTTTAAATTTGACCAAAATCATCCAGTAGAACATCAATACGGAGACACAGAATGTGGTATATATTCTTTATATTTTATTGCACATATGTTAGAAGACCGCCACGATAGCAAATATTTCAAAACACATATATTAGACGATAAATATATGGAACAATTCAGAAAAGTTTACTTTAATAAAGAAATTTAACGTCTAACTCTAGATTTGTTTATTTTATTTTTATTAGTTATTTCTGTTTCCACAAATTCCTTGAAATCGTCTCTCAAATCTGATTCTAACACTTTTACTTTATGATAAAACAATTTATGCATCCATTTTAACTGGTCTTTTAAGTCTTCAACAACTCGTTGGGTCTCAGTCAACTCTTTTTTTGTCTCTTCTAGTTCTCTTATTAAGAGAGAAGTCTTGTCATCTAGGTGATTAATATCACTCTCAATAATTGATTCAAATTGTTCATAATTTTCTTGAATGTCGGTTTTTATTTGTTTTAACCTTTCAACAATATCACTTTCAATAACATTACATTCAACAACATCATCCACGATTTTTTTTTCTGCATTACCAATCATTTTATCATAAAATACTCGGACCGTTGAATTCAATCCATTCTCTGCGAATATTATGCACATATCATAATATCCCCAATTTAATAAATTATAACAAGCATTCATGTAACTACTACTATCTCTAAAAATTTTACTAAATTTAATGATATAAACTATTTGAGACGATTTGTCATTCCAAGTTTTTAACGCTTGATCTATTTGTTCAATAATTCCAAATTGTAGATTTATTTCAAATATAAATCTTATATATTCGTGGTCAATATACTGATTATATGGGAGACGAACTATCAGAGTGTCAAATGATAATAGTTCTTCTTTTGATGGAACATGATATATTAGTGTATTTTCATTAAAATAGTTTTGCATGATATCTTGAAAGGATGCCATTATTTTATATTAATTAAAATTACAATTACAGTTAAAATTATACTTTGTTACTTCTTATGATGATTTCATTAAAAAAGTTTTTCAATAATTCAATTTTTTTTAATAAACAAAAAATATAAACAAAAAATATAAACAAAAAATATAAACAAAAAATATAAACAAAAAATATAATAATAAATAAAATAAATTATGGAACATAATTGTTGTTTTTATTCTAGTTTTATTTTCATAATAAATTCAACGGTTGCATATTATTATGAATATTATATTTATTCTGCTATTTTCGCTATTTTATTTATAACATCTATAATATATCATTCAACTTATAACATATATACAAATTTGTTAGATAAAATAAGTATAGGTTTAGTTGTTTCTTACGGTGGATGGTTATTTTATGACAAAATAATGAAAAGTGAATTTTCTTATAAAAAATATATATTATCTACAGCAATCGTAACAACATTCTTGACTACAATTTATTTATTTTATTATGGTTATTGTTTTAATAAATATTGTTTTTGTGAAGATGCGATAATAGCAAATTATTGTCATTCATTTTTGCATCTTATATCATCAATTGGTCACATTCTAATAACAACATTATGAAAACAATATTAAAATAATACATGACATAATACAATACAATTATGAACATATATTCTCTCACAAAATATTTACCAGAAGATATCGTAAGACATGTTTTATCATTTGACGATAGAATTGTTTTAAGAAAAGGAGATGGAAATCTCATATTTATTAATAAAATTAATAAAGAATTATATAAAGATTCATATAGTTCGTTGTTAAAAAAACCACTCGTTAAAGAAGGAAGAACAACCACTTATAATAATGAAAAATATACATGGTGCTCGGTGAGATTATGGAATTATAAAAACCAATATTTGAACCCTTACATCAGTTATAGTTCAAAAAATAATGAATATATATTTAAGTTTAATGTATGGGCAAAGGGTGGTCTATATAGAGAATCTAGTTTTATAATGCCATAATTTAGATTACAAATAAGCAAAAATATTATGCAAATAATCGCGACGACTTAAAACATGCAAAATATTTTTAAATTTTTCATTTTTTTCAACAACTTTTGAATAATTATCTTTATCGGTTTCGTTCGGTTGTTTCCTTTCTAATAATCTCATTCTAGCTAAATACATAATAAAATCACGACGCCCACCCCATACTTGAAAATGTCTCATACTACTTTTTTTATATAATAAATGATTTGAAGATAAGGATTGTGTCATAATTGAAACATCAGAAATATCTGGTTCAGCTAGTAAATGATAAATTACTATCATTACTGTATGAATACTATAAGCAGGTGTCCAATTATGTTTTAAAATATCAACACAAACTTCACCTTCATAAATATTCGGATGTATGATTGGTGTAAGAACTTTTATTTTAGGTGGTTCAAATGGATAATCACTAGACAACGTTACGTGTATTTTATACTTTTTTTTTTCATAAATAGTATCTTTTGGACCATTCAACTCAAGTCTAACGTTCAAACCGGTGATTTCTAAAAATGTATATATATCATTTTTATTATCAGCACAAAATCTTTTATATTCTTGATTTATTCTGCGCCGATTTCTATATATTTTATCTAGAGACATCATATTAATTACGATTCGGTATCCTTATAATTAGATTGATTTTATAATTAAAATATAATATCAATTTTAATAACTAATTCCAAATTAAACAAAATAATAAATAATAAAATGTCTAATGTGTTAAAGTATATAAATAATATTTGTTATATAATTTAAATAATAAAATAATATAAAAAATGTCAAAACCAAATAATTTAGAATTTATAACAAATGCCAATATTGAAATGCTTTGGGATTTAATGTCAGATACAATTGGAAACGAACTAAAAACACAGGAGCAAGTATCAGTTTCTAGAGGATTTTTTATAAATAAAGCAAAACAATTTTTTGAAAAAGAGAAATATCTAAAACAAAATGTAATGGATATGAATAAAAAATTTATAGCAGAAAATATTCAGAATTTTCAAAATTTGAATAAACAAATACAAGAAAAAGAATTGCAAAATAAAAAACAACAAAAGACATTACTAAACGGTTACAACGGTAAAAATGAGAGTTTAACAATTGAAGATTTACATAATGAACGTTTGAATAACTTTGAAAAATCATTAGAACATAAACAAAAAGAATTTCAAAATATGATAAATGCACCAATTCCAAAAACGCCTAATTTTAAAGAAGATATTGATAAAAATAAAATAAATAGCAAAGAAATGCAGAATGCTATTGCAAAAACTATGTCTGAACGTAATTTTGATATTGATAATATAACAAAATTTATAAGCAATAATCCTGTGACTAATAAAAATTCATTAGAGAATGCTAAAATGCAATATCAATATGCGAATCAAATAACTCCAAAATTTATTAAAATAGGTGAAGAATTAGACTTAAATAATATGGATTCAATAAATAAAAAAAAACAACTCACATGGGGTAAAAATCAAGAGTATTCTAATGAAATATCACTTGATGTTAAAGAAATCAACGCGAGTCCTAATATTTTTTCAAAATTAAAAAAAAAGGTTGAGAATAATCCATTAAATTCGTATTTAAACGACGACGCGGAATATACAATAATTCAATCAGAAGATAACAATACTATGATAGAAATACAACAAATGAAAGAAAGATTATATTATTTGGAAGAGAGAATGAACCAGTTAATAGATTTATTTAAAAACAAAATTGAATTAAATGCAAAACAAAATTATATAAACAAATATAAAGACAAAGATATATGACATCATTTCATATAATTTTACTATACGCATTTACTCTACAATCAGTTGGTTTATTACAGAAAAAGCCTTTGATTAAAAAAACTATTGATTTCACATATCTTGACGAGGAGTGGGATTGTGGGGAAGTTAGCTGGTTTAACAATGAAAACGAAAACTTTGAAAACAACTATTTTAAAAATTCAATAGAACTGAACAATAAAATGAACAATAATAAACAAAACCAAAAAACACCTCTGAATGATATAATTAAATATGACCAATTAATAATGGCATCTAAGTCAGCTTTAATAAAATCATCATATAAAGAATTATTTAAATTTGAAACATTTTTATCAGAATTTAATAATGTTTTCAATTCAAAATTTTCTCAAATGATGTTTATTCCATCTGAATTATTCATTATAGCTATTTTATCAGCGTTGTTTGTTGTTTACAACAAAACAAAAGAAGCAGAAATTATTAGATTGAAGAGTTTATATAAATATGATGAAAAAACAGAATATTTTCAGAGATATGCTGAATTTAGAAAAATAGTCATGATGTCATTTATCATATTAAGCTGTTTATTTACTAGAGATGTGCAAATAGTTCTGTGAGTTATTCAGTTTAAATTTGTTTAACAATTAAACCATTCGGTGTTTGTTGGGCAGTTGCAACTAATACTGGATCAATTTGTGGATTTTCTAGTGCAGCATGATAACTATCCCAGTCATATAAATTACCATTTATTTTATCTATTGTACGATAAATATATTTTTTTCCACGAAATTCGTATGGTTTTCCACGCCATTCAATTGGTTTTTTATTAATTTTTTTTGTTGTATCTGGTTCCTCCTTCTTATAATTTGGAATATAAGAATATGCAGTTGAAGAAGGTTCGCCAAATTGTAAACAGTTTAATTGCTCTTTTGAACCTCGTTTTGAATAAATAGCACAATCAATTGATGCTTCTTTAACTGCAGTTAATAGTTTAAAACTGACATTTTCCTTGATATTAGATATTTCAAACAAAGCTTCATCACTTGTCAACGGTAAATAATCTTCTTTCCCTTCTTTGCCATCATCACCTATAATTTTGTATTTCCGCTTACTTTTATCTTTTCGTTTTAATTCAATTGCCGAATCATTCTTAGGGTCAATTTGTTTTTTAGAAAATGTCATTAAATATAAAAATACTTCAACAGTTTGTAGTGCCTCAGGCAATTCCTTATGACTACAAATACGTCGCGCTCTACCAACAACTTGATCAATACGTGTGGGATTCCAATAAGGTTCCATAATATGAACATATCTTGTACTACGTAAATTAATACCTTCTGATCCAGATGCTGTTATCATTAGAACTTTTATAATTTCACCCATATTATTATTATGTGCGATTTCCTTTAGTTCTTTCGTAATAGGTGATTTAACATCCCAATCGCTATTATAAATATTACGAATCATTTCTTTTTCCTCAGCGGATTCAGTTCCTGTATATAATGCATAAGTTGGTTTTCCTCTATTTTCTTCACTTATATCTAACTCCCAAACACCGCTTGAATCTTTCTTAATTTTAAATTGTGTAAATCCATTCGCATCTAATACCATTTTGAAAATTCCTATCCCTTCTAATGTTCTAAATTGACTATAAACTAAATGTAATCCGATGTGTTTGGGGTCTTGTATATTTTCCAATATATTCAAATACTTTGGACTATATATTTGTAAACCATCGTGTGTTAAAATTTCAGATTCATGCTCTTTTAAATATTCAACTGCGCGTTGAATACGTTTTTCATAAGTAGCATCTGCTAATTTTTCAATCACTTCATCTCCTTCAAGTTCACCATCCCAAGCTTCTCCTTCCAAATCATTTGTTCCTTTTTTTGTAGATTCTTTTAAAGCGTCGGCGTAAATATCATGTTCCTGTTGTGTTTCTTCTTCTTTTTCTTCTCTCGGCATAGGACGTCCAGGAGGTCTTGGCATAGCAAAATTACAATATAAGCGTGAAAAAATTCTATAGGTTGAACTAGCGTCTTTATAAATACCATTCTCGTCTACTCCTCCTTTTTTGGGTTTTGAACTAGATTCTTGTTTTCTCTCTTTAACACGAGCTGCTTCATAAACTGTAAATTGATAATCACTCATTGGTATTTTTATTACATGAAAATCAACTAATTTTTCATATTTAGGCATCAGAGATTCTTGAGCACTTTTGAAATAAGATGTTAATCCAATTATCCGCCGTTTAAATAATTCCATATTTTTGGTTTCTCCTGAGTCCACATTCACAAACATTTCTACAAAATTATCAAATTTATCAGGCAAAGCTTTTTGAAGTGTAATTTTAATGCCTGATGTATTTACACCTATTTTATTATTTTCCATAATACTAATAATTCTTCTCTCAAAATCCATATCACTTATTGTTCCGCGTTCTACATAACGTGTTTTACCGTCATCACCTCTTATTTGTTTTGGTTTATTAGTGACTCCTTCAAATCCTACATCTGTTTTATATTTATTTTCAAATCCGAATGGGTTACGTGTAACAGTTATTACCTTATCTTTAGAGTAGTCAATATAGTCTAATATTTTTTCTCTAGCGAATAATTCTTGTAACTTTTCTTTTGTTACACTCTGACCAGTGCGAATATCCAACGGAATTTCCCATGTCTTTATATAACCCCGTAATATATTAAAAAGTATTCCAATTTCATTTGGATAATTAATAATAGGTGTGCCAGTTAATAAAACGATTCGGGCATTTTTTGCACTAAGAAGCATTTCATATAATATTAAAGCTAATGAATATGGAACTCTCTCTTTTTTTCCATGATTATCCACAGGAATTTCTTTTTCTTTTGCTATTTTATTAACTATTCTACTAATAAAATTATGAGCTTCGTCAATTATAATAACTGAATCATCAAAAAAATTTGTTTCAAAATTATCTGTCATATTTTTTAATTTATCTCTACGTAAACCGTTATAATTAATAAACTTATATTTGTATTGGATCATTTCATCTATTTGTTCATCCAAACTTTTTATTTCGGATGCTTCTAATGTATCGTAATTACTTGGCTTTGTTGTGTTTATTAGCCAAGCTCCTTTTTTTTTATTAATATATTCAACCGACAAGTTTAAAACACTTGAAAGAGTTTCAATAGCATTTGGATGTTCTCTCGTTGAAACCCATTGCCAGAATTGATTTTTCTTATAGATGGAATCTCCGCATTTTTTAAGCTCTTCAATATAGTTTCTTCTCAAAGACGCAGGTGTCATTACGATTATTTTTTTATTACTTTTGAAACCTTCAGCGATTGCAATAGACGTACATGTTTTTCCAGCGCCTAAGCCGAAATATAGTAACAAACCACGATAAGGTGTATATAAATTCAAATAATCACGCACTAATTTTTGATGCGTCAATAAATTAAATTCACCACTAGATTTTTTACCGATTGAATCACAAGATATTTGAGAATTATCATCCATTACTTCATCACGATATTCACCAAAGAGAGAATTAATAAAATTAACGAATTTCTCTCTATTGTTCATAAAATAACTGGAAACTTTAATATTTACTTTGGGTTTTTTAGGTGGTAACCTAGCGATTGTTTCCATTTTATCAATATCAACCCATTCTTCAGGAGGAATAATAGTAACCCCTTTAGTAGGTCGTTTAGTGCGACGTTTCTTAGGTTCTTCTATCATTTCTTCCTTTTCTTCTACCATTTTTTCCACTTCCTCTTCTTTTTCTTCTGCTTCGTTTAATTTTTCTTCCTGTGTTTTTTCTCTTTTTTCTTCCTCTTCTTCGCCAACCAATCTTAATACCCCTAGACTTTTTGACATTTTTTTTGCTTTTTTCTTTTCTATAATAGGTTTTTCTGGTTCTTGTTCTATTTCAGATTTCACAGAGGCTTTTATAGTAGGTTTTAATACGACGGTTGCCATCCTATTTTCTTTAAGCCGTTTTTCTAATTCTTTTCTACTAAAACCGGTGTCTTTATTTCGTTCATCTACGAATGTAACTTTACTAATTTCTATTTTTTCCTGTGCGGTAGCATTCGGAACTGAAATTGGAACCATCTCGTGCTCTTCTATAATTGGTTTCACTCTTAATTTATCTTTTAATAACTCTAAAGGATTCATTCGTTATCTATTTATATATTAAATATATAAAACTTTAAGATATAAATAACTTTAACAACTTGTCAATAAACTATAAACTAAATTAACTACTTTGCGAAGAATAATTATTAATTTTTTGTAATGCTTCATTACATGCAATCTGTTCAGCCTTTCGTTTTATTTTATGAAGACCCTCCCCAAGATAAACAAACACTTTTTCATTTTGTTGAATATACTCTTGAATGGATTGAAACGTTTTCAAATTATCAATATGAATAGCTTCACTCGGTTTTAAATTATGTACTTGTTGTCCAACGCATAAAAATACACCCATTCTATATCCATTGTCCAAATCATGTTCAATCTCTAAATAATGTGGTGTAACTTTAAATTCTTTTTGTATTTTCACTTGTAAAATATTTTTATAATTATCATCATTCTGTATAAGCGCAATCCAATCTATGTGTTTTTCAAAAATATTTTCTACAAATTTTTGCGCTATTTGAAAACCAGGACCAGTTACAAATACATTTTGGAACCAACCTTCTTCGTCTTTCACAGAAATTTTGTTAAAATCTAAAAATAGCGCTCCTAAAAAAGACTCAAATAAACATCCGAGTTTCTTCAAATTTGTTCTTATTTTTTTCTCTTCTGCGTGTTTTGATAATATTAACCATTTATTCAAATGCATTTCCATCGCAATCTTACCAATTGCTTCATTCTTTACAATAGCTATTTTTTTTTCAGTCATAAAACCTTCGTTTTCTTTAGGAAATCTACGATATAAATAATATTTAGTAACTAGTTCAAGGATACCATCACCTAAAAATTCTAAACGCTCATTTGATTTAGTTTTCAAAGGCATACAATCTGATGGACGTTCAACTATAGTTATATTTTGTAATGTATTTTCAAGTTGTGGTCGTTTTGTATAAGAACGATGGACAAACGCGCGCTTATATAATTCAATATTTTTTACCATTCCTGGAACACCGTATTTAGTGAGAATAGATTGAACATCGTTCAATGTAATCTCCACATTCAAAGGGTTATATGGATTAAATATTAATCCTTCTTCACCTTTAATAATATCATCATCATGAAGAATATTTTTTTCTTGTTGTGTTTTATCTTCCATCGCAATTATAGTCGCTTATAACTATATTATTAATTATAAACAGATATATTTAAATATCTTTAATATATTTTTATTATAACAAATCCATTTTATTTAGTTATTTATTTAATTTCTCTATTTAAGTTGTCTATTTAATTTATCTACTATTTAATTTATTGAAAATTATTTTATTTACTATATATATAAAATGGCAATAATTGTATCGCACAACAGGAAACGTGGTTCTGGTTCAAGAATTGATGCACTCACAAATAGAACAGCACAAAGTGGTGGTTCTCTTGGAGGAAATAAAAAAGCAGGAACTATTCAATATGGTACTACATGGATGCGTGGTAATATGGGAAATTATTTAAGAAGAGTTGACCGTGGTTGCTGCAATAGAGGTCCTTTGTTTGCTATGTATAACACTACTAGATACCCTGTTCAATACAAGAGAAATGGTTACTCTGTTATGCACTCTGGTATGTTAGGTTAAACAAAAAAATCTAAAGACAATTAAAATACTCAAAAATAAATATATATTTAAAATAATTTAATAACTACTTAGGTAAGTTATTAAATATGAAGATTAGGATTGATAACCGTGAGCATGAATTAATACGTATATGTAAACATTTGATTGAAACGGGACCAATTTATAATGGTTTAACTTTATTGATTGAAACATTACCTATTGGAGATATAATTATAAGTGAGAATGAAATAGATAAATTAATTATAGAGAGAAAAAGTTTAGGAGATTTAGCAGCGAGTATAAAAGATGGACGATACGAAGAACAGTCATATAGATTGAATGGTTTGAATCATCATAATCATAATATTATTTACTTAATTGAAGGTGATATTAATAAATTGAATACGTTCAACGCATTTAAAGAACGTATAGATAAAACTACTATATATTCTTCTATATTTTCTTTGAATCATTTTAAAGGATTTTCCGTTTTGCGAACTATGAATATAGAAGAAACTGCTTTAATGATTTGTAATATGGCGTATAAATTAAATAAATCTTCTAATAAATTACCATTTTATTCAAATTCTATTTTAAAAAATACGAATGCAACTTTAAATACAGATAATGAAGTAGATATAGATACGGATATTACCAATAAAGCTGGGTTAGAACAACATTATTGTAATGTTGTTAAAAAGGTAAAAAAAGACAACATTACTCCTGAAAATATAGGAGAAATAATGTTATGTCAAATTCCTGGAATAAGTTCCACAAGTGCAATCGCTATAATGAATAAATTTAAAACAATCCAAAATTTAATTATTAATTTGAGGGAGAATGATAAATGTTTACAAGACATTAGTTATAGTAATTCAAAAGGGCAACAACGCAAAGTTAACAAGACAGTAATTTCTAATATTATTAAGTTTTTAAAAAATTAAAATATAAAAAATTAATTATAGTTAATTAAAACATCACTATTGTTTTCTAATAATATAATATATGTCTGAAGAAATTATAAAATTATGCGGGATTGTATTGATTATTGCCTTTATTATCTATTTAGTAACAAGTTGGTTGAACATACAAATGAATGTGGTTGAAGGTTTAACGAATCCTACTACTTTAACAGGCAATACCACTTCCGGAATTGGTGCATCTGCTACAAATTATTCAACATCTTTACAAAATATTGTAACTAAATTACACAGTGATGTTTTATTATTAAATAACGCAGAATATAAGAAAGAATATGAAAATATTATATTGAACATGGATGATTATATAGATGGATTAATGTTAAAAACAGTATTATCCATAAATATAAATTCTGAAAACGCTAGCGATAATATTGATAAATTTAAAACGTTGAATGATTTAAATGCAGCAAAAACCTCACTTAATAATGTTATAAAATATGTGGATTCTTAAATGCGAAATACAAAAATAAAATGCATATAAAATATGTTAAAATTTAAACTCTCATCCTAACTTCGTTATCAGCGTAGTATCCTGAATCTACTAATTTTTGTGTATATGCTTGACCACCCCAATTATCATCCATAGGATTTGGGCTATATAACATGTGTTCATCTTCTTCACCCACGCTATCTAATGGAGTTCTAGTTCCTTGATAATAATCGGTTTTATCAAATCCTGGCATAGAATTTTTATTATAAGGAGCGTCGTTTCTAGAAGCATCTACTAATAATGATTTGTCTGGTCCGAATTTTTGTTTTGGTGGATTAACTGGGTTATTAACAAGACTAGGCGGTAATCCTCCTTGTAAATCAGTAGGATGTGGTCTTATTTTATAACAAGATTTTCCTTGAGTGTCATAAGTATGTTGTAAAAATAATACAGGACATCTTATACCTTGACCTCGTTGCCATTCCATAAATTCAACATAATCTTCTAAATGTTCAAATTCTATGGGATTTACACCTGGTACTTTTTCTAACTTAGAATTATATAAATACAAACGTTTGTTTTTTTGAACTAGTATATTTGGACATCTTGGTTTATTCATGTTTTGTAAATTTTCTATTTCTTTAGAAGGCGTAACTGTTATACAATAATATATTCCTCCTAAAAAAGCTAATGTTGCTATTAATATTATTGATTTGGTTGATTCGTTCATTTATATAATATATATATTTTTTATATATTATATATTTTATATTGGATTATGTAAATTTAATTTTCTATATATATTTTATATGCTAGAAAAAGCAAAATTGATTGAAATCTTACCAAATAAAAGTAATCACGAATTTCTAACAGAATCATTAAATAATGATATTTCATCAGGTAAACACATTTTTCTTTTTATATTCATGGATGGTTGTGATCCATGTAATCAAACTAAACCACAATGGAAAAATATTAAAAGACATTTTAAACATCATGATAACAGTGATATTGTAGTCGCGTCAATAAATCAATTATTATTCAAAAAATTAAATAAATCTGGAAGTGAACCGATGGGTTATCCTTGCTTAAGATATATAAAACATCCTAATACAGAAGAATACGAAGATTCTGAAATTTCAGATAAAGATAGAAGCACAGAATCTTTTATAGAATGGATTAAATCAAAAACAGGTGACAATAACGTTAAAATAAAAAGAATTATGGGAGGAAAAATGGGAGGAAAAATGATGGGAGGAAGAAAAACAAAACACAATAAAAACAAAAAAGGTGGAAAATGGTCTTTAAAGTATAAAAGAAGTATCAATTGTAGACATCCAAAGGGTTTCTCTCAAAAACAGCATTGTAAATACGGAAGAAAACCTAAAACTTTGAGGCGTAAATGAACGAAATCCTGTAAAAACTGTTCATTTGAAATTATCTTTTGAATATCCAATTATTGCGCATGCAATCCTTTTACCAGCGTTTCCATTCTTTAAACTAACTTCGTCACCACCAAGTCCACAGTCATCTGGATCCGCATGAATAATTAATCCGCGCCCTAATATATTTGCCTTTGTTCCACGTAATTTAATTAAATCATCAGTCATCCTATATTTTGCGCAACCACTCGCGTCTGTTTGTAAATTCCCCAAGTCTCCCACATGTCTCTCTTTTACTCCTGGGCAACCATGATTTTTTCCATAGGGATTGAAATGTGCGCATAAACTTTCACATTTATCAGTCAAATCACCCGCTTCATGAACATGAAACCCATGAAGTGCTTTTTTTTTGAGTCCATATAAATCTATATCTATATGAACACAACCATTCTTTATATCTTCTGTAAAAATAACGGTGCCTTTTATTTTCTTTCCGTCAAATACAGCTATTGCTTTACAATTCATCTATATATTAAATATATAAATACTTTTTTATATTTGTTTAGATTAACATTCACAAAGTCTATAGATATTCATCGTATCTACAAAACGTTATTGCACCCAATCCTTTGACCTTTTTAAATTTTTTTTCACAAACAGGACAAACATACCGAGCTTTATTTCCTGAACCATATCCTTCACATTTTGGATTGCAGTAAACCCTTTTACAATCACTTATAGCTC